CTCTCGGGATTTTTCGGGCTCGCCATTTGGGGTCAAATCGGCAGAATCTATTTGAGTCAAATCGGCAGAATCTATTTCGGGGATTCCGTCAAGATTCATTTGGTCTAATTCGGCATGAAACGTGCGGCCCATATAGCCGAGAGCCCTGGTGAGCAGATTCTCCTGGGCGAACCGGTCAACACCGGCGAGGTTGGTGTTGCATCGACCGCAGAGCACGCCGCGGACGGACTCTGGGCTTATCTGCTCTGAGATGGTGTGGTCGTGGTCGATGCAGAAGCTGCCGCCACCCTTGGGTGCGTTTAGATGTAGCTGGTGTCCGCAGATGGCGCAGCCGGTGTGGGCCTGTCGAAGTAGGGGCTCGACCAGCGACTGGCCCAGGCCCAGGTCGGAGGCTCGCTTGAGGAAGGATCTTGCGGCGAGCCTGCAACCAGGGCAAATGTCATACTTGGGGCGCATGGATGGCGCTCGGACGATCGTGCAGGCGCATACACAGCAGGTGATCGTCAGTTTGGCGGTGGGAGCACCTCGGCCGGGGGGTGTGTAGTGCTCCACGCATTTGCGGGCGTGGAGTATAGGCGCCCTCAGTGCATCGCATCCGTGGACATTGCAGACTGGAGGTCCGAGCCCTCCCTGGGCCCGGTATCTGGCCTGGGTCTCCCGGTGCCACGTCACACACCGGGGGCACCGGCATCCGTACTGGTAAGCACTGCCAGCCTTGTAATCAGGAAACTTACAGAGTTCGGACGACATAGGAAGCGCAACTCTATCACGTTTTCCCCCCGGAGGGATTCAGATGCCTGCCCATGACCGCCGCCACTACCGGAATGGCTACAACCTTCGGGCGAAACGGCTCCGGGACGCTGCGAACGCCGATCCGGACACCCGCTGCTGGCGATGTGGAGGTCTCAGCCGCCCCGATGACCCATGGCAGGCCGGCCACGTCATCGATCACGATCAGAACTCGGCCCTGCTGCCGGAGCATCAGTCGTGTAATGCGAGGGCTGGTAAGGCACAGTTGAGTGAGCCAAGGAGTAGGCGATGGTAGATCGGCAGGCTGATCTGGAGTTGATGCGCCGGAAGCTGTTGTTGGCGTTCGGTGAGGCCGAGCCGGGGCAGTTGCCGTCGTTGTGTAAGGAGTTGCGGGCGGTGAACCTTGAGTTGGCAAGTTTGGGGCCGTCTGTTTCGGCTGGTCAGCGGCTTGTGGATGATTTGAGGGAGCGTCGTGCTGCTCGGCGTCCAGGAGCCTAGGATTTGTGTTGCCCCTTCGCTGCCGACGGTGACGGCGGGGGGGGCTGGTGGTGAGGTTGCGGATCTGGCTCGGCGTTGCGGCGTCGAGCTGGATCCGTGGCAGCAGCACGTCTTGGATGTCGGCCTCGCTGAGGGCCCGGATGGGCTGTTCGCTGCGCTCGAGGTTTGCCTGGTTGTGCCCCGGCAGAACGGCAAGTCGGCTGTCCTGGCTGCTTTGGCGGTGGCTGCGCCGTTTGTGTTCGGCGCGAAGCTGGTTATGTACTCGGCGCATGAGTTTAAGACGGCTTTGGAGACGTATCAGGCGTGTTCTCGGATGGTTCAGGACGGTCCGTTGCGGGATTTGTGGTTGCGTGACCGGAGGTCTGGGGTGGAGACGGGTATCGAGTTCAAGGACGGCAGCCGGATCCGGTTCCTGGCCCGGTCCCGATCTAGTGGCCGTGGGTTCAGCGCCGACATGGTCGTCCTCGATGAGGCATTCAGCCTCCACCAGGAGCAGTTGGGTGCTCTGCTGCCTACCTTGTCGGCCCGTCCGAACCCGCAGGTCTGGTTGGGGAGCTCGGCGGCAATGCACGATTCGGATGCGTTGCACAACCTGACGGCCCGGGCCCGGTCGGAGAACCCTGGGCGTATGGCGTACATGGAGTGGTCGGTCGAACCTGGCACAGCACTCGATGACCGTTCGGGTTGGGCTCAGGCGAACCCTGCGCTCGGCTACCGGCTGACTGAGCGGTTTATTGAGACTGAGTTGGCGGCGATGCCGGCCCGTGAGTTTGAGCGTGAGCGTTTGGGGGTGGCTGATGATGCGGATGGGATGCAGCAGCTGGACGTGGCCCGCTGGATGTCCCTGATCGACGGTGACAGCGAGGTGTTGCGGCCGTTGGGGTTCGGTTTGGATGTCACACCCGAGCGCGATGCTAGTTCGGTTGCGGTGTCGGGTGTCCGGACGGACGGTTTGGCGCATGTTGAGACGGTCGAGCACCTCGGTGGCACCGAGTGGGTGATGGGCCGTGTCGTGGAGTTGTGGAAGCGGTATCAGGTGCCGGTGTGGATCGAACTGTCGTCTCCGGCTGCGTCGTTCGTCGGGCCTCTGGAGGCGCAGGGTGTCGAGGTGCGGACGCATGCTCGTGGTGGTGGTGCTGCGGCCTTGTTCGCTGATGCGATCACGAACGGGACACTCCGACACTTGGGCCAATCGTCGTTGATTGGTGCACTGACTGGCGCTCGGCGCCGGCAGATGGGTGATACGTGGTCCTGGTCGCGGTCGTCGAGCTCGGTCGACATCTCGCCCCTTGTGGCCGCGTCGCTGGCGCTGTACGGCTGCTTAGTCGAGCCGCCGCCGCCGCCGAAGCGTCGCGCTCGTGTACTCTGAGAGCCTCGGCACGGCAGGCCCAGCCCCGGCTAGGCAAGGCGCGGCAAGGCGCGGCGAGGCATGGCAGCAGTGGCACGGCAAGGCGCGGCCGGGCAGGGCTCGGCGAGGCTCGGCGAGGCCCGGCGAGGCAGGTTTGTCTAGACTATTTTGGAATCGTAGGTTGACGGGATTTGTTCCTAGAGATACGGTGACGGCACCAAAACAGTTGCTGCCCCCCACCGGCGTTCATCGGTAGGGGGCAGCCGGCACCGTGTAGAGGACGGCACCATGGCAACCAAAGATAGTACAACGACCCTTGTCGACAACCCCGACGAGGCACCGCCGACTTTGATCAACATCAAACGGCTTGGGCGTGTCACGTACAGCATCCCGATCATCGGTGTGACCCCGCTCATCACCCAGCGTTGGTCGGAGAAGTCCCGGAATCAGATGCTGTCGAAGCAGCAGACGAAGGCCCGGGCCGCGAAGGAAGCGAAGGACCCGGAGGCCAATTTTGAGGCTGCCCGGTATCGGCTGGTCGATGGTGCCGATGGGATGCCCGCGACGGCGTTTAAGGCTGCGATTGTTCACGCGGCCCGCCTGTTCTCTGGGGTGACTCAGGTGTCGCTCAAGCAGATGCTGCTCGTTCTGCCTGATGGGATCGACAGTCGGGGCGACCAGTTGGTCCGCCTGGAGTATGACACGGTCACGATGCGGGAGGACACTCCCCGGAACGCGTCGGGGGTTGCTGATCTGCGGTACCGGCCGCAGTATGACGGGTGGCGGGCTGTGCTTCGTATTCAGGTTGTCGCCGGTCAGATCGACGCCCAGTCGCTGGTTGCGCTGGTTGACGCGGCGGGGTCGGGTGGGGTGGGGGAGTGGCGGCCCACGTCCCCGAAGTCGGCTACCGGGTCTTATGGGACGTTCCAGGTCGATCCTGATCGGACTGAGGCGTTTGGGGAGGTCAAATCGTGATCAGGTTGACTGATGAGGCGAAAGCTGAGCTGGCTGAACTGGCGACGGCGGGCAAGTTGTCCCGTCACGAGGTCTGGGCCCGGGCGGTGGACCCGGAGAGTGCCCTGCACCCGTATTTCGAGTGGGATTCGAATGTTGCGGCGTTCGAGTACCAGTTGCAGCAGGCTGCGCAGCTGATTGCCCGGGTGAAGGTCACGGTCGAGCAGCCACCGGATCGGTTGGTGTCGGTGCGGGCTTATGCGAAGGTTCCGAGTTTGGGGCGTTCGGTGCCGGTTGAGGAGGCGTTGGCGGATTGGCGGGACGAGTTGGAGGTCCAGGCCCGCCGGGATTTCCGGGCGTGGCGATCTAAGTACCGTCACCTCGGCGCCACCCTGGACGCAATCATCGCCGAACCCAACTAACCCACGGCAGCAGTGGCACGGCAAGGCGCGGCCGGGCAGGGCTCGGCGAGGCATGGCAGCAGTGGCACGGCAAGGCGCGGCGTGGCGCGGCGTGGCGCGGCCGGGCCGGGCAAGGCATGGCAGCAGTGGCACGGCGTGGCGGGGCGGGGCGCGGCGTGGCAGGTGTGGTGTGTAAGGTGGCGGTATGGCCCGTCTAGAAGCTGCTCATGTGTCTGCTGGTGGTATCGCAGCGGTGGCTGCGGTCGAAGTGCGGACCACAGCTCTACGGCCTATCAGTATCCTGGAGATCGGTGTCACCGGCACCACCGCGAACGGTTGCACGATCGGGATTGGCCGGCCGGCTGCGGCTGGTGTGACCCCATCTGGTGCGGTGACGTTTCAGGAGCTGAGGTCGGCGACGAATGGTGTGACGACGGTGGCGGCGGCTTGGACTACGGCCCCGACGTCTCCGACAACGTTTTGGCGGCGGTTCACTATTCCCGCGACGGTCGGTGCTGGTGTTACGTGGACGTGGCCGCCTGGTGGGCTGATGGTGCCTGGCGGTCAGACGATGGTGGTGTATCTGATCACGGCGCCGGGTGTGTCGAACCCGTTGAACGTCTACTTTGTGATTGACGAACCGGCTCAGGACACCGTGTAATCTGGGGTTTCGACGGTGGGAGGGAACCCCTGTGGCTGTGAACACCTGTGAGACGTGCCTGTATTCGGTGCCGTACCAGGGGGACGACATTATGACGTGCCACCGGAACGCTCCGAGGCCGCAGGGGAGCGCTGAGGCTTCCTGGCCGCAGATCCGGCGTGGTGATGGTTGCGGTGAGTGGCAGCCGGACAACGAACCCGTATAGAACAGAGTTGACGATACGTCAACTACGCTGAGCGGTGATGCTGCTCGACCTGGTCCAACTCGGCTGTCTGATAACTGTCGTGACCGGTGTCTGGGCTGGCCTGTATACCGACAGCCGATTCGGTGTCGGGATGATCCTCACCGGGCTCATCATCTTCGCTGCCGCGTTGTGGGTTGAGCATGAGGTCGACGGGTGACGCTCGGGTCTAGGATCCTGACCCGCAAAGCCGGTCCTGTCCCGTCGTTACCGCCCAGGTCGGTTCAACCGCCGAACCTGCGGCGCATGGTCGCCCCCCAAGCCACGGAGGAGACTGTCCGTGGCCTGTCCGCGTACCGGCGTGGCCAGCGGCTGATCGCCCGCACGATCGGCATGATGCCCCTCGACGTTCACCGCAACGGGGTCATGGTCGACGAGACTACCCCGCTGACCGACCGGCCGGTGCCGTGGATGTCCCGGCAGGCCGCGGTCGAATCGATGGTAGAAACCCTGATCGACTGGGGTAACTACTTCGCGATTCTCACCCAGTTCGACTACCGGGGGTACCCCCAGGGCATCATCCCGATCCACCCCCGGTTCGTGTCGGTCACCCTGACCACCAGCGGCCTGTTGTACCGGGTCGGCGGGCAGGTCGTCTACAGCTCCTCGGACATGATGCACATCCGGACCGGTTCCCCAGCCGGCGACCTTCTCGGACGGGGCGTGCTCGAAACATCCCCCGCCTCGGTACGGACCGGTGCCGCAGTCGCCGCGGCAAGCCAATACTTCTACGCCGACGGTGTCTACCCCGCCGGCATCCTCGAGGTCGAGGACCCGGACATCTCCGAGGATGACGCCGAACAGCTCCGGGACCAGTTCATGTCGAAAGCCCGCCGGGGGCAGCCGGTCGTCCTGCCAGCGGGGATCGTGTGGAAGGCCGTCGTCGCACCGAACGCGGAGCAGGCGCAGCTTGTCCACGCCCAGGATTCGACCCGTCGGGAAATCGCCGACCTGCTCGACTTGGAGGCCGACTGGTTGGGGATCGCCACCGGCAGGGGCATGACGTACAAGAACATCATCGACCGGCTGGATGAGCTGATCAAGCTGACGTGCATGCCGTGGATGGCCGCGATCGAGGATGCGTTCACGCAGCTCACACCCCGCCCTACCGGTATCCGGTTCGATCCTGACGAACTTCTCCGGGCTGACACCACCACCCGGTACACGAACTATGTGACCGGTCTCACCGCCGGATTCCTCACCCTTGAGGAGGTCCGGGCGGAGGAGTCGATGCCTCCGCTGCCTGAACCGGCCGCCGGTCAGCCGCCGGATCAGAATAACGTCCAACCACCTTCGGTGGCTCCTGGAGGTGCCCAACCATGAACGAGCTCCACGTCCGCAGTTTCGCTTTGGTCCGCAATGCGGCGACGAGTGAGGACGGGCGGACGCTGTCTATTCGTGCGGTCCCGTGGGACACCGAAATCCCGCTTGGCGCCGATCAGTGGGAGTCGTTCGATCCGCATGCGTTCGATGCGCAGCTCCGGGCCGCGAACCGGGTGAAGCTCACCCTTGGGCATCCCCGCCCCGGTGACCGTCTCACCGATTCTTTGATCGGTTCGTTGCAGGCCATGTCCGCCGGCCCCGACGGTCTCGACGTCGAAGCGAGAGTGGCGTCGTCGTCGGCCGCGAACGAGGCGTTGGCGTTGGTGAATGACGGTGTCCTGGATCAGGTGTCGATCGGGTTTTTCGATTTGCGGACCGACCGGCAGAAACGTGCCGCTGGCGGGACCCTCCACCGCCGGGTGGCCGCGAGGCTTGATCATCTTGCGTTGGTTGGTGAGGGGGCGTATGGGGAGGCGGCGAAGGTGCTCGCTGTCCGGGCTGCTGAGGATGCGAATGTGCTCCGTCTGGCGGATCTTCGGCAGCTTGTTGACCGGCTGATAGTCTGAGGTTTGACCGGCACCCCCGTCGCTTCAGCGGGCACCCCGGGACGCAACAGCCGACCCCCCCAGCGCCTTAGTGGGCACCTCGGCTCCACACCCAACGTCCCGAGGAGTGCGGCACGATGCCGAGCAAGCTGCTGGAGCGGCTGGTCACCCAGCGCAAGGAACTTTCCGACACCCTGACCCAGACCCTGGTCAAGGTTGAGGAGCGGGCCGCTGAGACCGGTGATGACCGGCTCACCGACACCGAACAGAAGAACTACGACGACGCCAAGGTCATCGCCGCCCAGCTTGATGAGCGGATCAAGGAGCTCACCGAGATGGAGGAACGGGAGGCCGCCGCGGCTGCGGTCGCTGTTCGTGCCCTCCCCAAGGTGGCCGAGGTGGAGGAGCGGGCCGGTCAGGCCGGCGGGGCGAAGGTCCGGTCGGAGCCTTCGGCGTACAGCCCGAACGGTGCGCATTCGTGGGTGATCGACGCGCTCGCTATCCACCACCGGCACATGGTCCCCGGATTGAGCATCGACGCTGATGCTGGGGCCCGGATGGAACGCCACGCCCGAGAGGTCACCCTCGAACAGCGTGACACGACCACGACCACCTACGCGTCGCTGGTGCCACCGCAGTTCCTGTTGGATGAGTTCACGATCAACCTTCGGGCTGGTCGCCCGTTCGCCAACGTGTGCACCGGGATGCCCCTGCCTCCGCAGGGGATGGTGATGACGATCCCCCGGGCCACCGCGGCCACGACCGTCAGCATCCAGGCCACCCAGAACACCAACCCGACAACCACCGACATGGCTGTCACCGATCTGAACGTGTCGGTCGCGACGTTCACCGGTCGTGGCGTGATTTCCCGTCAGGCGATGGAGCGTGGCGGGGTGTCACTCGACCGGATCGTGTTCAACGACCTGGCCGCTGACGCTGCCCGCCTCATCGACCAGCAGGCCCTGTTCG